TACCATCCGTGACCATTGTAATGCCAGCACCAACTAAGTCAGTTGTGCCAAATTTTACAGCCGTAGCCGCAGACGTACTACCAGTCTGATCGGTGATGTCAGAGAACGCAGCATAAGCTCGACTGGTAATAGTGCTAAACGGCACCTTACCACTAAGGATGTCTACATTGGTTATATTAACTTCACCCGTACCTTTGGGTGTAATATTAAGATCAATATTTGTGTCAGTTCCATCAGCAGTTAATGTGCTGCCATTAAGATTACATCCGGCTGCGGCATTACCTGTAGCTAATGTCGTAGACTCGACAAGCGTCATGCCTGAGAATGAGCCGGAGAATGTAACTCCAGAAATTGAGCCGCCCGTAACTGCTATGGACGAAGCATCCTGCGTAGCCATGGTACCAAGACCAAGGTTCGTACGTGCGCCAGAAGCAGTCGAAGATCCCGTACCGCCGTCGGCAACGGCTAAGTCGGTTATGCCGATAATCGTGCCGCTCGTTATGGCAACGCTAGTTATACCTACGTCACCAGTAATCGCAGATATAGTGTTGCCACTTACGCGGATATTGCCAACAGATGCTGAAGCTGTACCAACTTTAAGTGCCGTAACAACACCGGTGCCGCTAAGGACAGCTTTTTCTGTAGCCGCCGGACCACCATCTACGTGCAATAATTGCGAATACGTAGCATTGATTTGGCTACCGGTAAGATTTGTTGGCATATTCGGCCCTCTAAAAAGAAAGGTAGGGGTCTAGCCCCTACCAATTATTCAAGGACGTAATCGAAGATAACGTCGATGTGCGTGGCCGTCGTAACGCTTGAGCCAGTCTTACCAACAGTAACCGCTGTACCGGCATCGTTTGCCGTATAAGACGCACCGTCAGCAAGAACCGTGGCACCAGAACCACCAGCAGTAAGCACAGTGCTCTGCGTCAGGCTGGCCTGAGCGAAAGCAACGAGTTTACGTGAGGTGGTGGATGTGCCAAGAACGTCAACTGTCGTAACTGCACCAGCAGCGCCACCAATCGCAATGGCTTTACAATTAACCATGCGAATTGATTTGCCAGTTACAGCCGCAACAAGTGTCGCACCTGCATTGACCTGCGCAATCGTAAAGCGCGTACGCTTTGTATACAGAACCGACTGGTTTGTAACAGATAGATTATCTGCCTCAAGGTTGATGGCCTTCAGTCGAGAGTGTGTAACGCCGTCATAAACAGACATTGAATCCTCCTATGAGAAAGTAGGGGCCGAAGCCCCTACACTCAGTTCGGGTTAAGAACAACCGCGAAGCAGCGGAGAACGCAGTTCGTAGGTGCAGCCGTATTGATCAGCAAGTCGATGGTATCATCCGACGTACCAATAATGATCGGTGCTCCGAGACCGTTACCAGCAGCCCATGACCAACCGAGAGCGTTCGACGCGATGTCGTTACCAAAAGCGTTGGCAGCAGCAGGCGAACCGCCCGTGAAACCAAAGTCGAAGGTAGCGGTCGTGTTCGTCGCTTCCGCTTCTGTCACTTGAAATCCAGCATGGAGGACAACAGAGTTGGCCGGAAGCTGAACTACCTGAAGCGTATCAGTCGCAGCAAGCGCCGTAGCGCCAGCGGCTGAACGGGCCGCAACGATGGTAGTGAAGTCAAGTTCGACTTCAATATAAGAGATTCGATTACCACCATACGCGGGGTAATCGGCTGTACCCTTATTGAACCCGTAGGAGTCCGTATAAGCAACCATTTTTAGTCCTCCTTACGAGAAGCTGACGACGGATTCGACGAGAGCTTCTGGCTTCACCACTTTGTAGCCATACACCTGCAGGCCACGGATGATGTCACCGAACGTCGTTTCCGAACGGATGGTTTCCATCTCAGTCATCTGAGAAGCGAAAGTGAAGCCCATCTTGGTGCCAGCAATGATGCTGTACTTCGTGCTGGACGTAACTTTCAGATTGTGGCTGACGTAGATCGTGAAGCGATCAATCATGCCAAGGCGACCGTTACGGAGCGGAGATTGGCTGTCGCCCGTAAGCGAAGCGTCTTTCAGTTCCGACTTCTTAATCAAGCCAGCCATACGAGCAGGGATGATAAGGAAGCGGTTCTGCTCTGGGCAGTTAGCCTCATCAAGAACGGTGCCCATGTCAACGACAAGGTCCGTAACTGAAGTCGTACCGCCTGAACCGTCTTTAGAAACGGTGAGCGGCGAGGCAGTCGTGCCAAGGTTAAACGCGCTAGATACCGCGCCAGCAGTTGCGCCCTTATTAGTAGCAGCAATATCTGGCAGGATATCGGTCAGAACGCGCTGGTCGATCTTGATCTTCATCTGCTCGGAAGCATCTTTAGACCACATATCCATCAACTTAACGTCTGACTGAACACGGTCGATGTCGTCTTCAACGCAAGCGAAATACTCGCCTTTGTCGATAACAAGCTGAAGTTTTGGCTTGTCAGGATTTTCGACGACGAGGCTTTGACCCTTGACGTAGTCACGGATCGTGATGTTCGGGATAGTACGGATATTAACCGTATCACCCTGATTCTTGATCTCGCCTTCGTAGTCGGTGTTAGCGATGGCCGCGAGGACCGTCGCATCGTAGAAGTTTTCAATGAGCTTGCCTGACCAAATCTCAGGGATGAAGTTCCCCGAATAATTTGGACGGCCAGCAGAGACCGGAAAAGACATGGAACTGCTCCACTTAACCTGTTGCGACTATGCGATTTTCCCGCTGTGCAGCGAAGATATCGCGTTCAATTCGGTCGCGTTCAGCCTCTTTACCTCGATAGGTGCCTTTACGTACGTCGTCGAAGAATTTACTAATGTCTTCACGCGAATACATTTTAGCTTGCTGTCCCGCTGGGCCACTGCCATTACGGCTTCGCCCCGGCGCTACTTGCCTATCAAGTTCGGAAACTGTGCTCCGAGGTGGTTGAGCAACTTGTTGGCTACCATTACCCTGCCAAGCATTGAAGAAATTTGCGACTCGGTACACATCCATGCTGCGTTGAGCATCTTCTAGGTAATTCTGCCGTGTAACCCCGGTCAGCGGGTCTACTTCCATGAGCCAATCTAGAAAGCCTTGATCTGCATTGATATCCCGCCAGTTGGGGACCTTTGTAGATAGTTCAGCCCAGAATGACTGCTCAGATGATAACGCCTGCTTTTGTGCAACCTGTTCGACACGAGGAATAACACTGACCTGCATCTGCCGGACCATATGTTCCAATTCCGCGATCTTGTTGTCGCGGGCTGTAAGTGATTCTTCGGACACACGTCGCATGACCTCAATTGAATCACCGTATTCCTCAACATCTTTATCAGTTATCAGTCGCTTATCAGCAGCATAAGCCGGAGCCGGTGTTGCAGAGAGCGATGAAAGCAGATGTTCCATCTGGGTAAGTCGTTGGTTCAACTGTTGATTCTCAGTACGCAAGCGCACTGTATCCGCGTTGTACATACCCTGAAGTGTTTTATACCGTTTCTCGAAAGTCTCCTCATTATCCTTGTTACCCGCATACTTTTGCTCGTTAAGTGCGGGTGCAGACGCTTCGTTCTCGACACTGTCGGCTTGCTGAACACTCTCTTGCATCTGACCTTCTGATCCTACCTCAACTTCAGTAGTCTCAGCTTGGGTATTCTGCTCTTCAAAGTGTTTAGCGACCGCCTCAGATTGACGACGAACTTGCTCAGGTACAGCCATAGAACGCTCCTCTCGGTATGCGTATGGTTAGGCGGCTATCTTTTTCGAGATTCTGCTGCCATATCAGGGGCATTTTGCACTAGCTTATGTATCTCTGTCAACACTTGGCAACGCCCTTGAGCCAAGTTAACAGCATCTGCTCCAACATAAGGTAGCTGATCTAACTCTCTTTGACGCCATTCGGTTAACCATTCAAGGATCGCCGGATGTGAACGAGAAATAGAAGCCCACTGTTGGAGAAGTTCTGGGGTAGGGCGAATCACGCACCACCACCTTGCGGTCTAGCAGTAGCAGCACTCATGCCGCCCGCTGGATTCCCTGCTTGATCGAGTGTCGCTCCCTGTGGCTGTTGCTGTGGCGCTGCCGCCTGCGCTGCCTGTTGCATTCGCTGAGTATTACTCAGCCGCTCGCGCGAAGGAACAATTTCATCGACTGGCATCTGAAGACCTTTAGCGATCTCACGGAGAATCGCAGCACGTCCATCTTTACCGATGATGCTCATATCGACCTCATTACCAGTGGCGTTGAGGAACTCGACACGACGCATATTGACAGTCTCCTTGACTGCCAGATTAACAGCACCACGTGGAATAACTTGAGCGTCACCCTTGATCGACTCATCCGCATCGTAGCGCATATTGTATACAAACTGGCGCTCAACAATCGGCATAATAATGTCGTTGTCGATGTGCATCACAACCTGACGGATACCCTTACCGGCTGAACCCATGAGCATGGACAGTCCCGATGCAGTACGACCTGCGCCCTTAACATCTACGTCTCCATAGATATAAGACGGGATACCAGAGTGATCGTCAGCTAAACGGCTAAACCGCTCATAAACAGCCATCAATGTATTGGCGTTATCATTAGGCTGGTTGAAGCGAATAGCCGGGGCTGATCCACCCAACGGATCATTGAGGACTTGCCAAATTTTCCATGGGTGCATCTGGGTAATATCCTCGTTAGGAGGAATACGTTCCAGATTGACTTCGACCTGTGGGCCGGAAGCAATGCCCATGTTATTAACGAGCGCACGTGCCGCCGCATTACAGATATTCTGCAGGTCTTCAATGATCTCAGGAATACCGCGTCCCCAGAATGATCCGGGAGTCTTAATGAACGACGTTTTTGCGTAGGGCTTCTCGCCCAAAGGATCGTAGTTCAGAATAGCTTTGATGACATAGTTGCCAACAAGCCAGATATTGGCGTCATACTCGCGTGCTTCGTCGGGCGCATCCTCTTCGGACATACCCCACTCACGGAGCATAGCTCCACTGACTTTACCCCAGAACTCAAGGGCGTCGAACATATCTGTCGGACGCATCTCGGTGTAGAACTTGCGTTCCTCTTCCTCGCGCTGCTGCGTAATCGTCTCAGCAACCCAAGACTGGCCGGGGCCATCTTCAAGAGCTTTACGGATTGCTTGATCATCATAACCCGGACAACCGATCAAATCAGATAGAGCCGTCCGAGTAAGTCTGTGGTGTTCAAAAAGATACCCATCGTTGATCCGGGTAATCCCCGGCTCTGGATAAATATTGAAAGGGCTTACCCTCTCAAATTCCGGTGCAAGTCTCTCGCCCGCTTCGACAATAGTTTTACCGTCTGGGCCTTTCGCCCAGCTAAGGTGTCGTTGGCGACGGACCACTGGACCCTTAACAAAAGCACAAGGGAAAGTGACAAGATCAGTGATGAACTCATTGAACGACTCCGGCCATCCCCCCTGAGCAAACTGATCTTCGATCTTAATCTTCATTTTGTCAACACGGACCTGTGCTGCCTCAAGAATCTTAAACCGATATTGCTGAGAAGTAACCTCTTTTAATTCAATAAGTTCTGATTTAGATGGCGCAGCACCTGTTGCCTGAATAACTGCCATGACTTCTTCAGCAAAGGCCGCTTGAAGCATTGCGCTGTCATCAGGAGATAAATCTGGGATTGGCGTAGGAGCCATATCCCAAGGTGGAGACCCCGTCTCAAGGAGAATATCCCTCAGCCAGCTTTCAGCTGCACGGCATTTTACTTCCGTCAGCATCATGTAGACTTCGGACCCGCCCTGATTGCGTATCGCACTCAGTTTATCCGCTTCGTATTCGCCATTGCGCTGCCGCATGGCACGTAGCATGATATCGTTTATTGGTTCGCGGGCGATCCGCGCTGCGTCCCAACATCTTTTGAGATACGCAGATAGCCCAAGAATAACAGAATCTTGCTGTCTCGCCTGAAGCTCTTGTTCCATACGTTCGCGTTCAGCTTTATCAAGCTGTTCACTACTGACGACACGAAGAAGGGTTAAACCGGCCATTGAATTTATTATTACTCTTTAGGCGTCTGATCGTCAACGGCCTGTTTTTGAATCTCTGCAATGAGTTCAACAACTTCAACGTAAGGACGCTGGCCTAAGATGTTCAGAATATAATTCCATTGCTGCGTGGTCAGATCAATCTTCATAGCCCTAACAATTCTTTCAGTTCTGTCACGCTCAACCCCGCCGCCGCGAGTTTCTCTTGTGGCGTTAGTGGAGCTGGTTCTGGTGGTGGGATGTATGGGTTAGGCGTGTTGCCGTCAGCTACCCAAGCGAGATAGGCTTGATTAGTCGCAATGTTCAACCATTCTCCAGTAGAATTTCCGTCAATATATTTTTCGGCGGCGTTGCCGCGTTTGTTAAGAGTATACGAAATCATAACTCTGCTCCAACACCAATATA